ATTAAATGTCAGCTACAACACCATTTTTTATCACAGAGAAAGAAATAAATTTAATTGACCACTTAAATGAGGAGTTGATTGATGAGATAGTTGGACAGTCAGTTGATATTTATAAAGTCAATACCACTCATACTAAAGATAACATTTATGGTGAAAGCACTACAAAGTATTTTAATGTTGGATTTAGGGTTAATTGTTTAGTTAGATTCAATGCACCTGAAGTCGAACAATTTAATGAAATTGGTCCAGATAATAACTCGACTATAGATTTAATGTTTCAGAGAAATAATTTAGCTAGTGGTAGTTTGGATTTCTATCCTGAAGCCGGTGATGTGTGTGATTGGAATGATGTTTATTGGGAGTTAAATGGGGTAACAGAACCACAATTAATTGGAGGTCACCCTAACTTCAGTCATGCCATAAAGGCAACAGCACATCGTAGTAGACTGTCAAGTATTCAAATAGAAGAGAGACCAAGATAATGGCTGTTCAAATGCTAGATAAAACACTCGTGATGAAACCAAGACGTTCATCGGTGGTTAAGGTTCAAAAAGAACTTGACTTTGTGGAAAATTATGATAGTGAAAATATCTACCAAGAACCACGACAGGATAGATTTGATGAAATTATTGATCTACTAAAGACTCAGAGTATTTATGGAGAAGATAAGAACATAACTCTTGGTGTAGTGGATGTACCTATAGAGAAGCAGATATCAATCGATAAGGCTTCAACCCAAGGATTGACATCAGAAACCTATGAGAATAATAGTGAGAATAAATTAGACAAGTTAAGGAAATTAAGACGTGGCAATTAAACCCATAACCAATACAAATGCTCCAAACGAATCGACAATTAATCGAGCCGAACAGACAAGCATACGTTCTGAAAAAGGTAATTCAAAAGTTGTAATTAAAAAGGGAACTGGTCGTAATGCAGGTAAGGGAATGTCAATTGGTCTGACTGATATCGACACTACTGTGATAAGACATATGCAAAACGTGATGAAACCGGTAGTTAGAGAGTCTAATGAAATTATTAAAGTGCCTGTTATGTATGGTAATGAAGAAAGATGGAAATCCATAAGAAATCGTGGAGTATTAAGAGATAAAAACAATACAATTATTTTACCCGTTATCGTGATTAAAAGAACAGGTGTTGCCATGAATGACCAAATGCCACTTTCATTTGATAATGATGTTCGAGGTAAATTCATCAGTGTAGTCAGATCAAGTAATGGTTGGAGTAAAAACAATCGATATGATAGATTTTCAGTACTGACTGGACAAAAACCAGTAGAAGAATTCATAAAAACAGGTATGCCAGACTTTGTAGTCTGTACGTATAACATCGTAATGATGACTGCTTTTATGGAACAAATGAATGATTTAAACACCATAATGGTAGAACACTTGGAAACTTATTGGGGTGATTCAACAAGTTATAGATTTTTAACGGCTTTAGAGGGTGATATATCTAATGAAGTTCAAATGGAATCACAAGGTGAAAGATTAATTAAAAACGAATTAACTATAACGATTAAGGGATATATGATACCAGAGTTTACTGATAACGTATTTGGTAAAACTGCTGAAATGAGTAGAGCATATCAATCAAAAAAAGTATCGTTTTCGGAAAAACTTTTATAATTATATATATATAAGGTTTTATTTAAATTAACACAACAATGAGGTTATCAACATGGCAAAAGAAATTAAATTTACAGAAGAAGAACTAAAATCACTCGGTGATTTACAAGTTAAGTATAACACGGTTACTAATAAGTTTGGTCAGGTAGCTATTGCAAAATTAAATTTTGAAAAACAAAAAGAATCTATAGAAGATGAAGAGTTCAAAATTACTGAAGAACTCGAATCTGTTCGTGCTGAAGAACAAACACTTCTAAATGATATTACTGAAAAATACGGACCAGGTCAATTAGATCCACAGACTGGTGTATTCACACCATCTACAGAAGTAAAAGAACCTGATACTGATTAACAAATGTCATAATAAAGTTCTTTTTTGAAAATTGTATAATATTTATATATGAATAATTATATTTAAATCAATTACTTTTCGGAGACTTTAAATGGCTGAAAAAATACTTAGTCCAGGTGTATTTACCAACGAAATAGACCAATCTTTCTTACCCGCAACTTTAGGACCCATAGGTGCGGCAATCGTTGGTCCGACTGTCAAGGGTCCAGTTTTAATCCCAACCGTAGTTAGTTCTTATAGTGAGTATGTTAATATATTCGGTGAATTAATAGAAAGTGGTTCGGATAAATATCAATTCTTAACATCACATACTGCTAAAGAATATTTACGACAAGGTGGTCCCTGTACGATTGTTAGAGTAGGTTCAGTAAATCCAACTAAAGCTACGGCTAATGTTCCTTTACATGATACTACAACTACAGCTTTTACTCTTCAAGCCATAGGTAGTGGACCTCAATACAATAGTACGAGTTCACTTGGAACGGATCATATACTTGCACCATTAACAAGTTCAGCTGGAAATGACCATTTTGATGCTGGTACTTTTGGTGGTCGTGGTGATAACTTTCGTTGGGAAGTTTCTCAAAGAAATTTAAATAAAGGTACTTTTACTCTTTTAATCCGACAGGGTAATGATACGATTACGAAAAAGAAAGTAATAGAAACACACGCTAATTTATCATTTGATCCAGAATCATCTGATTATATATTGAAAAGAATTGGTGATCAATCAAGTACAGTTGCTAGGGAAGGTGGAGTTGCTTATGTTCAACCAACTGGTACTTATCCACAACAATCAAAGTTCGTAACGGTAAGTTCTTTTCCTGAAAGTACAAAAACAAAAGATTATCTTGATACGAATGGAAGTGTAAATTCCGCCTATAGTGTTGCAAATTTACCAGCAACAGGTAGTGGAAGTTGGGGTGGTTCATTTAGTGGTGGAGAATTCGGTGCCGCAGGACAACAGACTCATCCATTTGGTTTTTATGACAGTATATCTACAGATAACGCTCAAGGGGTAAAGATGAGTACAAGTGGTGTCCTTCCTACAGGTACTACTGATGGTGGCGGTTATGGGACAGCTTTAAGTATTTTGTCAAATAAAGATGAGTATGATTTTAATGTATTATATTTACCAGGTGTAATTGATAGACTTGACGCACATAATAATATTACAATAAATCAGGCAATTCAACTTTGTGAAGACAGGGGTGATTGTTTCTTGGTTTATGATAACACATCAAAAACAGATACAGTAGCTACGGCTAAAACAAATACTGAAGCACGTAACTCAAGTTATGCGGCTACATATTATCCTTGGGTACAGATTCAAGATGCTACACTTGGAACATATAGATTCGTTCCACCTTCAGTTGTATTGGCTGGTGTTTATCATTTTAATGATACGATTGGACAACCTTGGTTTGCTCCTGCTGGACTGAATAGAGGTGGAATCGATAGTGCTGTTCAGGCTTATAAGAAATTAAGTCAAAGTCAACGAGATGACTTGTATGACTCAAATGTTAATCCGATTGCTACGTTCCCAGGACAAGGTGTTACTGTGTTTGGTCAAAAGACAACACAGAAGAAAGCAAGTGCCTTAGATAGGGTAAATGTAAGACGACTATTGATTGATGTGAAGAAATTTGTTGCTCGTTCTTCAAGAGGATTGATATTTGAACAAAATACAAGTGATTTGAGAAATCAATTCTTGAATATTGTGAATCCATTCTTAGAACAAGTACAGGCAAATAGTGGATTAAATGCATTTAGAGTCGTAATGGATGATAGTAATAACACTCCTGAAACAATTGATAGAAATATGTTGGTTGGTCAGGTATTCTTACAACCAGCAAGAGCTGCTGAATTTATTGTGTTGGACTTTGTTGTTCAACCAACGGGTGCGGCTTTTCCTGAATAATTTTTTATAAAGTGATATTTATTATCATAGGAGACAAAACATGGCAGAACTATTAGAAGCGAATAAGATATTTTACACACCATATGAACCGAAACTAAAGAATCGGTTTATCATGGAAATTGCAGGTATCCCGGCTTTTACAATTAAAACAGCACAAAGACCACAGATTACTTTTGACGAAGTAGTATTGGAACATATGAATGTCACGAAGTACGTCAAGGGTAAAGGTCGTTGGCAAACACTACAGATTACTCTGTATGACCCGATTGTACCATCTGCTTCTTCTGCTGTAATAGAATGGATAAGACTTCATCATGAATCAGCTACTGGTCGTGATGGGTATCAAGATTTTTATAAGAAAAATATTACGTTTCAAGTATTAGGACCTGTAGGTGACATTGTTGAAAAATGGACACTATATGGTACTTACATTCAAGATGCTGCGTTTGGTGATTTAGACTTTAGTTCTTCTGATCCAGTTGAAATCACACTAACGTTAAGGTACGATTACGCAATACTTGAATTCTAAATAGTTTTAACATCAAGGAGTTATAATGTCAGAACATAAGTTCCCTACGGAAGTTATTGATTTACCATCTGGTGGAAAAGTATATATAAAAGACTCGCCACTATCATCAGGTAAACTCGAATTAAAATACATGACAACACGAGAAGAAGATATATTGATGTCTGAAAATCTCATCAAAAAAGGTGTTGTTATTGATAAATTGCTAGATAGTTTAATTGTCACAAAGGGAGTTAAACAACAAGATTTAGTCTTGGGTGATAAGAATGCTGTATTGGTAGCGGCTCGTATATTGGCTTATGGTCCTGAGTACACGGCTGAAGTCACTAATCCAAAAAATCAAGAAGAAACAGTCAGTCATACGTTTGATTTATCACAATGTCCATTTAAAGAATTACCAAAAGATGTTGATTATACAGATAATTCATTCAACTATACTACTCATATTGGTAAGAATAAAATTAAATTTAGATTATTAACTGGTAAAGAAGAAGCATTGATTGAAAAGGATTTAAAACAATCTGCTAAATATGGATATTCTACAGACATCACAACACGATTACGATATACAATTACCGAAGTTGATGGCGATTCAAAACCTGAAACCATTACTGAATTTACACAGAATTTACTCGCAAGGGATTCTATGGCATTGAGAAATTACATTCAAGAAATTTCTCCCGATATTGATTTGACATCGGAAATCGAAATAGGAGGTGAAACTGTGAGCGTGTCAATACCGCTTTCAGTTACGTTTTTTTGGCCTCAGTCCGTCTAATATTTTAGATATACATCAATCCATATTTTACTTTATATACGGCGTACCTGGTTTCACATTTAGTGATGTCTATCATATGCCAGTTCATCTAAAAAACTTTTATTTAAGAGAGTTTATGGATTTGAAGAAAAAAGAAAAAGAACAAATGGACAACTCACAACCAAAACCTCAATCAACAATCCCTCGTAGATTTAATCCTAAATAACTTTCTTTTTAATATTTATTAATATATTAGGAGAATTACACCATGTCGTTTCTGAATAGAAAAAATATATTATCAGAGGGATTTTTTGATTCATTAAAAAAATTTATTACTCGCCCAAAGTTATCAAAAGAAGAAAAAAAATTAATGAAAGATCCAAAGTTTAAAAAGGCATTTCATGAGTATGAAAGTGCAGCTAAAAAAGCATATGAAACCGGTGAAAAGTTACTTAAAAAATACGGAATCCCACCTATAAAGTATTAAAATGGCTGATTTAAGAACAGAACAACAAATCACTCGTGAGATTGAAAATCAATACTCAGCTTTAGAAAAGATTAAAGGGAGTACTAAGGAAGGTATTGCTCTAAAGAAAAGAATAGTTCAGCTGGAGACTGAATTAGGTATAACCCAAGCTCAAAATGCTAAAAAAGAAAACGAGCAACAAAAAGAAATACAGAAACAAATTGATGCTAGAATTAAAAAGGTTAGGGCTTTAAATGGGATAGAGAGTGCTCAAAGTAAAGTAAAACAACTTCAGGTTAAAGCTCAAAATGAGACATTACAGTTATTAAAAAAAGAAGCTGGTATGAAAGGTGGTTTAACCACGATTATGAGAGAGCAGCAAATGGTTACAGAAGATATAGGTACTGGTGTTAATGATGCTTCAGGTCTTTTGGTTCTTCAAGCTCAATCTGCTGCTAGAATTAATAAGTCAAAAGATAGAGAAGAATTAATTAACCGAAAAATTCAACAGGCTATGGAAAATGGTAGAGTTAGTTTGGCAGAACAACTCGAATTAAAAAGACAACAGGCTATCTCAGAACAAGATATAGAAGGGTCAGTATCAGATAATTTAGGAACTGAATTAAAAGGAATACGAGTTCAACATTTGAAAAAAAAGGGGTTGGAGACAGCGGATAAATTAAGTGGTGGAATGGTATCCAAGGCAAAACAATTTGGAAACGACATGGGTATGAGCCCTAAAAATTTAGCAAAATTAGGAGTAGCTGGTCTTGTTGTAGGTTTATTGGTCAAAGCGGCAACTGGATTTTCCAAAAAAATTGATGCGGTCGGTGAAACGTTTGGATTCATGACTAATAAAAACAAAGAATTTAGAAATGATTTAATTGATAGCGGTAATGAAGCCATGATGGTTGGCAAAAACCTCGGTGATGTTTTAGCAGTAACATCACAACTTTCATCTGAATTTGGAATCTCATTAAAAGAATCACAAGATATTGCCGGTAGTGTTTTAGACACGGCAGTAGCAACGGGTATATCCAATGATGAAGCTACCAAGTTATTTGGTACTTTTATGAAAATAGGAGGTTTGACTTCCGACCAAGCTGAAAATCTAATAGAAAGTACTGCTCAGTTAGCTGCTCAATCAGGTGTTGCTCCAAAAGCTGTTTTACAAGATATGGCTGGTTCAGCCGAAGAGATTGCTGGATTTACAAAAGATGGTGGAGAAAACATAGCCGAAGCAGCAGTTCAAGCTAGACAAATGGGAATGTCTTTAAGTACAACTGCTAAAATTGCTGAGGGTTTATTGGATTTTGAATCTTCGATAAGTAATGAAATTGAAGCATCAGTAATGATTGGAAAACAATTAAACTTTCAAAGAGCTAGACAATTAGCACTTGAAGGTGATATTGCTGGAGCTACTAAAAATATAGTTGACCAAGTAGGTTCAGAGGCAGAGTTTAATAAATTAAATTACTTACAAAGAAAATCACTTGCCAAATCAATCGGTGTATCAGTAGTAGAGATGAAAAAATTAATATCAGCTGGTGATAAGTTAACTTTAAGTGGTGCTTTAGCTGGAAAGAACTTTGATGATTTAGTTGGTCAAGATGCCCTAAGTGGTTTGACAAGTATAATCAATTCTTTGAAAATGGTTGGTGCTGCCTTAATGGATGAGATAGGAAAACCGATAGCTGAAATGTTAAAATCTTTTCAAACATCAGTTATGACTCCAGAAGGTATGAAAGAATTTAAAAATAAGATAATTGGAGTAGTAAATAGTATTATAGGTCTTATAAATGGTATTGGTAATATTGTTGATGCGTTTATGTGGGGAGATCAGATTAAATCAATAGCTAAAATGGCTGTTCCAAAAGCTCAAACAAGTATATCAGGATTTAGTGGTGGTGAGATTATGGTTGGGGAAAGTGGTCCTGAAAGAGTTTCTTTACCAAGAGGTTCAAATGTAACGGGCGCTGAGCAAACAAGACAAATGGCACAACAACAGCAATCATCTGGTCTTACACAGGCTGATGCTGAAATGATTGGAAATGCTATGGCCAGTAAGATTAGTTTAAAAACAGATGTATCATCGGGTAATTTACAACTTGCTATGAATAGTTCAGTAAACCCACCGGCTGGAACCCCGTTGATTAGGGATTTTTCATAATGGGACTAGAAAATTTAAAATCAGTATTTAATGATATTCGTGAGAATACTTTACCTGAAAAAGGTATTCATGGTGGATTGACAAATGAATCTCCATCAACACCAGCACATTCCAAAAAACATTCTATACTTGACGAGTTACCGAATGTCCCCGGAATTTTCTCAGGACCTGATAATCTATCAATGTCTCCTACATTAGAAATAAAAGGAAGACATGGTGGATTGACTAATACTTGGCCATCTACACCACTACATTCAGATGACCATTCTCAATTAGATAATATTGAGAAAAATCTAGCAACAAAACTTGACCTTCAAACTAATTCAACTGCCGGTAAGATAGTTTTTCCTGATAACGGTAGTGTTGATTATTCACCATTGATGTTAGATAGTGTAGGAATTCATTCTGGATTAGATACCTTTAACAAAAAAAAGATAACAGATAGAACCTTTTCATATTCTTTTGATCCATCAACACTTGGAAAAGACCAAGCTTTAGGACTTGGTGCTTATAGTTTAGAAACCCTTTATAATGTCAATCATACTGCAGTTGTGAATAGATCAGTAATAGATACTGGCAAAAAAGACCATAAGGGAAATACCATTTATATTAATACCGTAAGAGCTGGTATGGGTGCATTGAGTAATTTAGACATCATGGGTTATAGATCAGGTAAACTTGATAATTTCAGAGGATTTGACCGTGGAGCTGAACCTTATATTATAAAACCAATTGGTTCTAAGGATTATACTACATTAACCAATAGAGATACTTTGCCATTAAATAGAGCACTTGATGATGTTTCAAGATTAGTAAAATTTTATACATCTGGAGCTGGTGTTTCTTTTATGTTAAAAGAGAATATAACTAATGTTGCTATAGGAGATGGGATAACATTAACAGAGCCATTTGGGGCTATTATGGCACCACCATTTCCAGTCCCAAATACAGGATTTTTAAATTTTGTTCAACAATCTATACAAGGTGCTAGACTTGGTAGTATAAGAAAACCATTTAAAATACAGTATTCGGATAAGGCTAATATTGGATTACCATTTGGTATTTTAGGTGATACTCCAATTGGAATTAAAGAGCTTACTAAAATTGAAATTCCACCAGAAGAAAGTGGACTTGTTAAGAAAGGACTTTATAAATTAAAAAAAGGTGTTATTGATAAATTAGTAAAAAGTAAATTTAATCAATTTCCAGTAATAGGGTCACCGACTCCATTTATTGATTTATCAAAAGGTCCTAAATTTACTACATACAATGATCATATTGCAAAAACTGGTGTTGAGGGTGAAATAGAGGATTTTTTTACAGAAGAATCACAACCACCGTTAGAAAATGAAGGCACGTATATTAATCAAGGTGATTTTTATGTTAGAATAAAAGATTTACGAGTAAATGATTTTATTTATTTCAGAGGATACGTTACAGGAATAACAGAAAACGTCAATCCATCATTCACACCAACTAATTATATCGGTAGAAGTGAACCTGTTTATCAATATGAACGAGCCGAAAGAGATTTAAGTTTTAATCTAAGAGTATATCCAGCTAATGCAATTGAATTTAATATGATGTATGAAAAATTAGAAAAACTAACAAGTTTAGCATATCCAGAATATTTACCTGAAACGGATAATAAATCATTAGTTAGAATGAAAGCTCCATTCACAGAACTCTATATGGCACATATCGGTAGTCGAGTTAAAGGTCAATTTGGATTTATAAAATCATTATCCTATACGGTAAATGAAAGCGGTGATTGGGATGCTTTAAGTGCTTTACCGAGATTATTTGATATTGCAATATCTTATCAA